TCGGTAACATTATTGTCTCACCAGACAAAGACATGAGACAGATACCCGGTTTGTTATATAACTTAGAAGACTCCATACCTATTACATGGGAAGAGGGTGCAAAGTGGCACCTGATACAGACACTTGCAGGCGATCAGACTGATGGCTACAGTGGTGTGCCGGGTATTGGTGTAAAGCGAGCAGCTACTCTGTTTGACAAAGAAGGTTACAGCTGGGCTACAGTTGTAAAAGCATTTGAGGATAAAGGATTGACAGAAGACGATGCTTTACTCAATGCAAGACTAGCCAGAATACTTACATACAAGGACTATGACTCAAAAAAGCAAGAACCAATCCTCTGGACACCCGAAGAATCCTATGCAGTTGACGACGGAACAGGACTTTAAGATGAGAGTGATTGAAGATCAGCTCAGAAAGAATTATGATAAAAAGGAGGACGTTATCACCGTCTTCCTTGCATTACAAAGACAAAACTACGCATTAACAAATGCACTCAAAGAATTTATAGAAAACAGCACGATTATTTATTAAAATGTCACAACTAATCTCCCGCACTGGTCGGGTCCAATCTTGGTTGGATAACCCAGAGTCCCGACTACCTGTGTCATGCACCACCTTCGTAGTTGAAGATAGTATGGAAGGTGCTAATGGTATAGAAGCTAGCTGGAGGTTCGCATCTCATGCACTACGTTATGGTGCTGGATGTGCTATCCACCTGTCTAAGCTTAGACCAGCAGGGCATACAAATGATAAAGGACTGGTAGCTACTGGCCCAGTTAGTTTTGGTAAAATATATTCAGCTCTAAATGAAACCTTGAGAAGAGGTGGAGCTTACAAGAACGGTGCTATCGTATTGCACCTAGACCTATCCCACCCAGATGTAGGATCTTTTATAAGAGCCTCAAGATCTGAGTTGCCTTGGGTTAAAAGATGTGTCGACATCGACGATGAGATGTGGGCATTTGCAAATCAAGAAACAAAGGATGACTTAATTTATGGAATCAAATCAGGAGACATCTGGCTCAACAAAATCAAGTACACCGAATCCGGGGAGCGTATCTATGGAAACGTCTGTCTTGAAGTATACTTGCCCTCACGTGGGACTTGCTTGCTACAGCATGTCAATCTCGGTGCCTGTACTCTCGACAACCTACAAGAGGCTTTCGTATCAGGCATGTCCCAGTTGTGTGATCTCCATGGCCGGACAGGTGTTGGAGAATCTGGAGAATACCTTGCCCCAGAAGTCGATAGACAAGTCGGGCTTGGAGTGTTGGGTCTTGCCAACTTCCTCAGACGTTACAATATCTCCTACGAAGAGTTCGGAGAAGCACTTAGAAAAGTTAACCAAGGATATTCAGCAAACAACGCAGCTGGACTTGCCGCTTGGGAACTAAACAAAGCTATCTTTGAAGCAGCACAGATAGCAAGACAAAATAATATGGTAAGGGCGTTCGCTATTGCACCCACTGCCAGCTGCAGCTATCGCAGTAAAGACCTAGACGGCTTTACATGCACACCCGAGATAGCACCACCAATAGCTAAGACCGTAGACAGAGACTCCGGCGAGTTCGGAGTAGAAAGAGTAGACTACGGAGACGTTGAGATAGCAAGTGAAGTAGGATGGGACGCATACAAGCGTGTAGCAGACGAAATCATGACAATGCTCGATAGGACAGGATTGCTTCATGGCTACAGCTTTAACAGCTGGAGTGATGTAGTTACATACAATGAAGCTTTTATAGAGGACTGGTTAGAAAGTTCACAGACCTCACTATATTATTCTCTCCAAGTTATGGGCGACGTACAAGATAAGTCTGATGCTTATGCAGCACTGGCAGATACTGACGTCGAAGATTACTTGGCAGGGATACTTGAAACCACATCATGCGACTGCCAACAATGAACCCCTACGAAAAATTATTATCAAGAAAAAGAACATGGACACCAGTTGTCCCAACAAAAGGCGAGGTAAAATACGGTGCTGAAGAAACCATCAAACGTGCTCTCGCAATACGTCATATGGAGCTACCAGTTGGAGACTTTATTGCTCAAGGCTTGGAGAAGGAGGTTCCGCATTCAGCGAGGACACTTCTTCAGTCAAACGTTAAAGACGAGATTAAACATGATCTCGCTTTGGGCTACATTGTTGACGCCCACGGTGCCGACCCTCAATCAGAACTGGAGGCAATAAGATTACGTGACGCTTGGATTGCACACCCTGACCATACTATCACAAAAGCTCTCGTTGCAGAGCGAGCTATATTTTTTGTTCTACTGCCTTTCTTTAGGTTTAATGGTGATGCTGCTCTCAGAACAGTATCAGCTGATATATCCCGAGATGAACAGGTCCACGTGGCAACGAACAGCTTGGTTTGCCGTGAGCTCGGTCTTAATCCTTCTCCTAGTTTGGACAAACTTCGGAAGGCAACTATCAATTGGATAGTACAACCACTAGGTATAAATACTACTGATAAATATTTGGACAAAAAATTTTGGCTGGATGCGAGCGATCAGTTAATGTATCAAGGGAAAGCCCCACAGTTTTCCGACACAAGAGCAGCTCGTATGCCAGCATTCTTTGAACATGCAAACACCAACCTCCCACAATATGCTTGAGTCCATCATCGGACCAACCATTAGTTCTATACAAGTAGAGCTAGAAGAAACATTCCCACCCGTTAACCCACATCCGAAGCAGAACATCAGCGAAGTCATGTACCTAGCTGGTCAACGCTCGGTGGTCGAGTGGTATAACAAAAGAGTAGCTAAGGATGAGAATTGAAAAGATACATCCATGGCAATTGCCACGTACATGGCATCACATCAAACCTTTAATTGACAAAGCACTAGCACATAGTCTCGGTGAGCGGCTAGCGTCAGACATGCTCGAAGACTTAATGAACGATCAGCTCTGGATGCTAGCAGGCATCGACGAACAAGGGGACTTGGCTGGAGTAATAGTAGCTGAAGAGGTTGTACACGCTCAAAAGAAAGAGCTGTATGTACACGCTTGGGCTACTCAGACTGGCTATGGCTACGATGAATGGGCTGATCTATTTGAACAGTCACTGTTTGATATAGCATATGACACAGGCTGTCATTATATATCTACAATGTGTCGTAAAGGATTAGCCAAAAAGATGGTAACAAAACATGGATGGAATGAATCATATTCTGTCGTAAGTAAACCCGTACCAATGGAGTAAATAAATGGGTGGAGGAAACAAAGGCGGCTCAAAAGGCGGCGGAGGATCTAACAGGAAACTTAATAAGGTTCAGCAGAGATTTAAGCAACGTGAATCAATGGGCTTAAGTGGACTGACTGGACTAAAGAAAGGTACAGAAAAGAAAGGTAAGAAGAGTACCATTGGAATCTACAGGCAGTACCAGAAAGATAGCTTACAGGGTAGGCTTGGTAACGAAAAAGCCGCTGCAAGAAAAGCAGAAGTAGATAGCGATGTAAGAGATATAAAAGCAGCTGCAACAGCAAGGAACAATCTCTCAATAGATTCAGCCAACTTTGGCATGAAGGCTAATCCTTTTAGCCAACAATACAATGAAGCTGGTAGAAATGAACTGAGTGGTGGGCTAGATTTCGCTAAGTACACCACAGAAGATTTTCATAATGTTAAAAATTACCACGAAAAATTAAAGAATGATCCTCTGTATAAAGCGAAGCCTTATGAAAAAGATTCTCTTTTTAGACAGTATGGAAAACAAGTTTTTAATTTTAATGACTCAGGTACTTTACTAGCAGGGGGAGAGCCTTCTGCATGGCAGCAGAGAGAAGATGCTAGAAATATTTTAAGGTCTGGAATACCTATCGATCCGGTGCAGAGAGATAAGCTGATACAGCAAGCAACTATGCCGCTTAAAAAAGCTGATGCTTCAACGACTACTGATAGCAGTTTAACGGCAGCAATGGGCATAGACGGTTTAGGCAGTCTTACAGGTATCAAAGCAGTATCTAGTGACTATGATGCCGGAAGTACTGCATACGCTATGCGAACAGGAGACTTTGACCCAGCTTCTTATGCAAGATTTAAAGAATCACAAAAGAAAAATTTGTTTGGGTTGAACCTTGGTAATACAGGAGCCAAAGCTAGCCTTGAAAATAACACAGGGAGAGCTCTTACAAAAATGTCACAGCTCAAGGATAAAGGTATAGAAAGAAATGCAGAGAACGATGCAGCAATTAATAATAAACTTTCAAGTCTCTATAATTTTTCTAAGAAAATACCGTTTGGTATAGGAAAGAGTATAGAAAGAAACGTAGAAGCAAACAAACCTTTCTTTAATAGATTAAATGTAGACACTCCAAGAGCAAACAAACTAACTATATCTGATTATATTGCTAACTTAGATAACATGCCTGATAGTACACGGAGAGCTCTAAAAGTTATTGGTACTGACAATCCAAACGTTCCTAACAAATGGGGGATGGAATTCGCTGCTGATGCATTTGGTACTGTCAATCCTTTTAATAAGGATTTTGTAAAGGCACAAGATCAGTCATGGACAAAACCAATACAAGCTATAACTAACAATTTTTTATCTGGTGCGTCAAAGAATGTATTCCAAGAGGCTGCTAATGACGTTGGTGCTACAGGTAATTTAAGTGCGGCTGAGGGTATAGACATAGCAAGAGCTACGATGAAAAATGTACAGACTCCAAATACTCTAGCAAATTATGAAGTAACTAAACTACAAGATCTTGCTGAGAAATATGGTGGTGGTACATTAAGACCTACTCCTAGTACAATATTTCGAGGTTTAAGAAGAGGAGGAGGAGGAGCATCCCGTAGTGGGTTACAATCATTACCTCAAAGCGGTGGTGGGAATCGACCTTTACCTCTACCTCTACTTGAAGAGAAACCTAAAATTATACCACAGACAGGAACAGATAATAAAGAACTTCAAAACTTACAACAACAATCATATCTAAACACATTAATGATGATACAAAATGATCCTCGCTTTATGTATGCCAAGGGCACACCCCTATCATATAAGCGATCATTTAATAGACGTTACTTTTAATTAATCATGACAGCAAAATCTAGGTATGATAATTTATCCAGTGATCGTTCCCAGTTTCTAACAGAAGCGGAAGACGCAACTAAACTTACACTACCATATCTTATTCGAGGACACGAAGATTACTCAAAAGGTATGAAACAACTGAAGACACCTTGGCAGTCCGTGGGGGCTAAAGGAGTTGTAGCGTTAGCATCAAAGCTATCTCTATCTCTCGTCCCTCCACAGACAAGCTTCTTTAAGCTACAGCTAGATGAGTCTCAGTTAGGACAGGAGTTTGGTCCGGAAATAAAATCAGAACTTGACTTATCCTTTGCAAAGATAGAGCGTACAATCCTTGACGCTATCGCTGCATCAGATGATCGTGTAGTAATACACCAAGCATTACAACATCTAGTTGTAGGTGGTAATGCTCTTATCTTTATGGGCAAGACAGGGCTGAAGCTATATCCTCTTAACCGCTACGTGATAGAACGAGATGGCAACGGCGACGTGATTGAAATTATCACAAAAGAAAGTATTAATAAAGATCTCATTCCAAACTACGATGAGATTAAACCAAACGTACCATACAACATGGATGAAGACGAAGACAGTGAAGAGTGTGATGTATTCACTCACGTCAAGCGTGACAACAACAGGTTTGTATGGCATCAAGAAGTCCACGATAAAGTACTACCCAACTCACAGGGTAAATCACCGGTTGACAGCACACCATGGCTACCACTCCGATTCAATACAGTAGACGGAGAAGCTTATGGTCGTGGTAGAGTCGGTCAATTTATAGGAGATCTGAAGTCTTTAGAGGCATTGTCTCAGGCCA